GGTGCACCTACCTATGGAGATGTTAAAACTAAAAAAACATTAACTAGAAAAAAGAATTTGTGGAAAGTCGTTAAAGAGTGTTTTAAAGAGCAAGGTTTAACAGAAGATGATGCTTTAACACAAGCTCGATTAGCTCGTATTTTAAGAAATACAGACTATGATTTTAAAAAGAAACAACCTATATTATGGAGTGGTAATGACAAATAAAGATATGTTTAAATCTACTTCGTATGACACTTTAGAAAAACAAGTTGATGGTGACCATTATAAATCTATGAAAATCCAACCTGCACATTTTATTAATGAGAATAATTTACCATTTGCAGAGGGTAATGCTATAAAATATATTTGTCGTCACAAGAAAAAAGGTAAAGCAAAAGATATAGATAAAGCAATTCATTATTTAGAAATGATAAAAGAGAGAGATTATGAGTAATGCACACGTAAAAAGATGGAAAAAAAGAACTTGGTTAAACGTTGATATTTTATATGAAGATGAGTTTTATGCTAGAACTCCTGATACAGATAAAACGTTTCCACCTACTGTAAAAGCTACTTATACAATAGTTGGTCAAAATACAACAAGGTCAACTTTAGAAGAATTACCTTTAGACCCTTTACCTGAAACAGAAAAAAAACCAGAAGATACTACTAACCCAAGTGTTGATAAAACATTTGAAAATGAGGTAACAAATAATAATGAAAAAACTCCTAAAGAAAATCCTACAATGGATCAGTCAAAACCCCCCGAAGTATAAGTTTGTTTTTGTACTTTGGGAAGATGCAAACTCCGATAGTAGTTGGAACGAACTTTCCACAATAGAACAGATGCTACCAACAATATGTATAAGTGTTGGTTTCTTAATTAATAAAACTGAAGACGCTTTTATTTTAGCATCTGATTTCACAACCGATGAAAAAAATGGCAAATATGTTATCGCAGAAGGTGGTAACACTATGGTCATTCCTACCAAAAACGTACTAAAAGTAGTACCAATCCCCCTTAAAATACAGCCTAAATAGTTGCTCTCTTGGATATAACTATGATTTCACAAGAATTAATTGATTATTTAGAAAAGCAATTCCCTGATAAATCGCCCGATCTTAACGATAATGAAAGAAAAGTGTGGTTTAAAGCAGGACAATCAAGTGTCGTATCACATTTAAAAAAGATATTAAATGATAAAGAAAACAATTTATTAAATGAAACAATAATAGGAGATATAAAATAATATGTGTGGATTTTCTAGACCCAAGCCACCACCACCACCTCCAGCTCCCCCAGCACCTCCAGCTACGGAAGTTAACGCTTCGTCAACTCGTTTAAGAGAAAAGGCTCCAAAAGCCCCACAAACTAAAACGTCTAGCCGAGTTAGTTATTCGAGGAAACGAGGTAAACAGGCATTAAGAATACCTTTACAGGTAGGTGGAACTTCAAGTCAAAGTGGTGCAAACGTACCTTAATAGATAAAAAATATGGCAAAATATACAACAGCTAAATCGAGATATAACACTCTTGAAGCTATAAGAGACCCATTTTTAGATAGAGCACGAGATAGTGCAGAATTTACGATCCCATCTATTATGCCTCGTGAGTATCATAGTAAACACACAACATTACATACTCCATATCAAGGTATTGGTGCTAGAGGTACTAATAACCTTTCATCAAAGCTACTTCTAGCTTTACTTCCACCCAATCAACCTTTCTTTAGACTAACACTTGACGAGTTTACTTTGTCAGAACTTTCAGGTCGAGATGATATGAAAGGCGAATTTGAAAAAGCTATGGCTTCTATTGAACGAGTTGTTATGAGTGAAATGGAAGTTAACAATTTTAGAAATGCTTTATTTGAAGCAATCAAACATCTTATTATTGCAGGTAATGTTTTATTATACATTACACCTGATCTTAAAATGAAAGTTTATCATTTAGATAGATATGTAGTTAAAAGAGATGGAATAGGTAATGTATTAGAAATTATTACAAAAGATATGGTTGCACCATCTTCTTTAACAGAAGAACAAAAATTATTAATAGAAGGCGATAAAGATAAAGATGGTTATGATGACACTTGTGAAATTTATACTTGTGTTAAAAGATCAGCTAACGGAAAAAAATGGGAAGTACATCAAGAGTTATACGAAAAAATTATACCTTCATCTGTAGGAACTTATCCTATAGATAAAAACGCATTTATACCATTACGTTATACTTCTATTGATAATGCTGATTATGGTAGAGGATTTATAGAAGAATATATTGGCGATCTTCGTAGTCTTGAAGCTTTATACAGAGCTGTTGTTGAAGGATCAGCGGCATCAAGTAAAGTTTTGTTTTTAGTAAAACCAAATGGATCAACTCGTTTAAAAACTTTATCTGAAAGCCCTAATGGAGCAATTCGTGAGGGTAACGCTGAAGATGTAACTACACTTCAGGTTAATAAATTTTCTGATTTTAATGTTGCATTTCAAACAATGAGATTAATTGAAGAAAGATTACAATTTGCATTTATGTTAAATACATCTGTGCAAAGAAATAATGATAGAGTTACAGCAACAGAAATAAATTATGTATCAAAAGAATTAGACGATAGTTTAGGTGGTCTTTATTCTTTATTATCACAAGAATTACAACTTCCATTAATAAACAGATTAATGTTTCAAATGGAAAAAAAGAAAGCATTACCTAACTTACCTAAAGATAGCATACGTCCTAAAATTGTAACAGGACTAGAAGCTTTAGGTAGATCAAGTGATTTACAAAGATTAAATACATTTGTTAACCAACTACAACCTTTTGCAGAACAACTAATGACATACTTAAATTTAGATGAATATGTAAAAAGAGTTGGTACTTCACTTGGAGTTGAAATGGAAGGTTTAATAAAATCTCCTGAACAAATCCAAGCTGAACAACAAGCTATGCAAGAACAAATGATGATGCAACAAAATTCCCCTGCCGTTGTAAAAGAAGGTATGGGTATAGTCAGGGATAGTTTTAAAGACCAAAGAAACAAAAATAATAAGGAGAACTAATGGTTGAAAAAGTAGAAGTACCTGCGGAAGAAGTAAAAGAAACGCAAGAGTACCAAGAACAAATGATAAAGAAAGCTGATGATGCAAATAACGTTGCAAATAGTGAAACAGCTCCAACTACTGAACCTGTTAAAGAAGAATTAATACTTGGTAAATTTAAAAGCCAAGAAGATTTAATTAAATCTTATCAGGAGTTGGAAAGAAAACAATCTGAAGCACCAAAAGAAGAAACTAAATTAGAAGCAGATAAACCTGTTAATTTTGATTTTTCTTCTGCTGAAAAAGAGTTTGAAGAAAATGGTGAGTTAAGTGAAAACACAATTCAATCTCTTGAAAAAGCAGGATTACCTAAATCTTACATAGACAATTATCTTGCGGGTTTAGATGCTGTTGCACAAAAGTTTGAACAACAAGCTTTTGATAGCACAGGTGGTGAAGAAAACTATAAAAGAATGACTGATTGGGTAACTGAAAATTTACCTGAAAGTGAAATACAACAATTTAACGATAGCATTGGTCAAGATAATGAAACAGCATTATTTACTATAAAAGGTATGTATGCTCGTTTTCAATCTGAAACTAAAGAACCAACTTTAGCAACAGGAACTAACGCACAACAATCTGGATCAGCATACGAAAGTATTGGTCAAATGAAAGCTGATATGGCTGACCCTAGATATGCAACAGATAGTGCATTTAGAAAAATGGTTGCAGACAAAGTTTCAAGATCAAAAGTTATTTAACAAAATTCTGTGGATAAATTGCTGTCCTAGAATAGCACGTAAGAGTAAGACTTAACCCGTTTGAGGACGGATAATTCTGAAACTGAAATTACTATGCTTTATTAGCAACAACCTATAAATACAAGGAGATATAAATATAATGTCAAATTATACTGTATCAAATATAGGTCAGAATGCTGGTTCAGGTAGTACAACTGCTTCTTTCTTGAAAATTTTCAGTGGAGAAGTTATTACTGCGTTTGAAACAGCAAACTCGACACTAGATAAGCACTTGGTTAGAACAATCTCTAACGGAAAAAGTGCACAGTTTCCTATCGTTGGTAAAGCAACTGCTTCATACCACACAGCAGGAAACGAAATTACTGGTGGTTCAATAACTCACAATGAGAGAACAATCTCTATTGAGAACTTATTGATTGCTCCAGTATTTATCGCAAAAATAGATGAGGCTATGTCCCACTATGATGTGAGATCAATCTACTCAAAAGAACTTGGTAGAGCTCTTGCAAATCAGATGGACAAGCACGTTTATCAAAACTTAATCTTAAACAGTAGAGGAAATGCGGCTTCGCCACAAGCGGCTGGACAATCTATAACTGACGCTGACTTCGCAACTAATGCGGCTTCTGCGGCAGCTTCTATTTTTAGTGCGGCTGAAAAATTAGATGCGGCTGATGTTCCTGCGGAAGACAGATATTGTGCTGTCTCTCCTGCGGTATATTACAATCTAATCCAAGCGACTACTGTTATTAACAGAGATTGGGGCGGATCAGGTTCTTACTCTGATGGTAAAGTTTTAAAAGTTGCAGGTATTAACATAGTACCTACAAACAACTTACCATCTACAAACATCACTTCAGGTGTAGCACAAGGTTCTTCTACAAATTTTGCAGGGAACTTTTCTAACACTGTTGGTTGTGTTTGTCAGAAAAATGCAGTTGGAACAGTT